CATAAGCTGAGGTTGTTGACATAGTTCCTAGTTTATCCTTTTCTTAAATAACGTCAAGCCACGTAGTTGTATTATCTAGGTTTTGCCATTGGATAACAGCGTTGTAGTCTTCCCATTGTACATCAAGAGTTGAGTATATTGAGTTAGAAACAGACATAGTTAATTCTAGGTTGTTACGTCCAAGTGTCCAAGTCCAGCCCTCAACAAAGCCCTCAAAATAGCCCTCAGGTATTAGCCCTACTGGGATATTGTCTAAGTAAAGCAAACTGTCCATAGATACAGCTAATAAATCGTCTCTAACTGTGTTAGTCATATCGGAATGAGCTAGGTTAACTGTAACTTCTTCTAATGATACTTTAGGTGTGCCTCTGTAGTTTACAAAGTTAGTAGCTTGTTCTGTAGCGTCAGCTGTTTGTGCAAGAATAGTAGACCTAATTTCTTCAAGCAAACCATAGGCATTTATTGACGTATCATTTTGTGCTACAACTTCAAGTACTGGGTCGTCATATCTAATAACGACGCTATTTACAATATCTGCTGTTTGTAGCCTTGTTTGTATATCAGCGTTAACTAGGTTTGCGTCAAGTTCAATTAAGTTAGTTGCATAGTTGGCACTTCGTCGTTCAGCGTCGGCATAACCAATTTCAAAATCTGCTGTGTCGTATAAATAGCCTAAAGCTGATTGTTGCGTATCATCAGTCAAATTATAAGCCTGGTCAACTTCTGCTGCTCTAGCTAATACTTCATAACGTCCAGCGTCAATTGTGTCTATACCTTGAATACCATAGTTAGCCCAAGTTTCTGTGATAGGTATATCGTTCCAAGTTAATGTGTTGCTTAAATCTTCCCAAGCTGTAAAAAGTGTTTCTTCAAGAATACGTTGAATTCGTGCGCCGTCTAATTCTTCTGGGTAAGCAACAGAACCAGCGTAACGCTTAACAAGTAAACCAAGTGCACCAATTGCTTGTATTTGTAAAGTGTTAGGTTTACCACTTAAACCTGCGCCTGCAAATCTGTTGTAAACTCCTGAAACTTCACCTGTAAACAATTTTATATAAGTGCCTGATGAATTAGTAACTTCTATTAGTATTGTGTCTAAAAGTTCAACTACTGGGCTTGTGCCGTCTAGGTTTAATAGTTCTAAGTTACAATAACTTGGTTGGGTTGCTTCAAAGAAATCATTACGACCATAAGTAACTGTTGCGTTTTCTAAAGTTGTTGAAGTTTGTACAGTACCAGCAATAGTAACTCTGTAGGTCGGTGTATATACAGTCATAGTTACCTACCTGGAATAAATGGTTTAATACCTGTAGTTTTTGTTGCTGTTGTTTGTGTTTTAATTAAGGTTCTAGCAAAACCTTGTTGGTCTACTGGTCCTTTGAAATTGTTGTTAATAACAACTGATGGTTTTTGTGTGTTAATACCAACTAAACCTTTTGCTTTGCCAGAAGCTGGTGCGTCTGGTGCAAATTGTCCTGTAGCATTTACAAATTGTCCTACAAGTGAATCATCAAAGGCTTGCTTAAAATCTCTAAACTTTTGTTGTGCTGCATCAAGTTTACTAAACAAAGAATCTAAACCCTCAACCATACGTGTTAATAAGTTAATAAATCTTACAAATCCTGAATCGTCAGAAGTATTGCTATCAAATGCTCCTGCTAATGAGCCAAGTCCTGAACCAAGTTCTCTTAATGCAACACCAAGATTATAGCCAGCATCTTCGCTGTCGTTAGTTGCTTCTTCAAACATTCCAAGACTAGGAACAACAGATTTCTTTTTACCAGTTAAACCATCAACAATTCCTTGTAATGCTGGTACTAAACTGTCTGTAGCAAATTTAGCAAATTTTTCAATTATAGGTAATAATGCTGCGCCTATACTTTCTTTGGCTTCATTTATTGCTATAGATATTCTTTGAAATCTACCCTCTAAAGTGTTGGCTTCTTGTTCAGCAAAACCCTTAAATGTTTCACCAAGTGTTTTAGTGATTAAATCCATATCGCCAGTTTTAAGAATGGCTGTGTCAATACCTAAACCAAGTTTGCCTAATGAAGCTGTATTTCCGTCGTATGCCTTGCCCAATGCTGAAGTAACTGTATCTAAATCTTTTCCTGTTGCTGAACTTATGTCCATAGCAAGATTTAAGGCTTTTTGTGATTCCTTAGTGTCTTTTGTCGAACGAATTAGTCTCGCATAAGCTGGTCTTAATTTGTCATCGGAAACACCAAGAGATAACGATTGTGCTGTTATATATTTTTCAACTTCTTCTGTTTGTTGTTTAGTTGCACCTATAACGTTTTCTAAAGTCTTAGCAAGGTTTCTTTGAGCCTTTTCGTCTTCAATAGCAGCTTTAACAGAATCAACACCAATTTTAAGAGCTGCTGCTCCTGCAGCTGCGCCAAGGGCTAGAAATGCTGTTGCACCTACTTTTAGAGCATCACCTAATTTGTTACTAAAGTTTTTAGTTTCTTTATCGGCTTTATCAAGTCCGTCTACAAATTGTTTTGTGTCAGCAAGAAGCGCAAGTTTAAGTGTCCTAATATCAGCCATTATAAACTTCCTTTCCAAACATTTCTAATTTGTTCATAACCTTTAAGCCATTCCTGAGCAATCGTAGGTTGAAATCTTGACATAGCACGATACAACCACCAACCCTCTTTACCACCCTTGCCAGAGCGTCTAGGGAATTGTTTATATTGCTTTGACCCGAATTCATTACCCATTATCACATAACCAGCACTAAAAGCACTAGAGCCAACAGGACGCTTACCACCAATACTAAAACTTGGTGCTTTATCGGACTTAGATATTTTAATTGACTCTGCTACAGCAACAGCTTGTTTAACATTGTATGGTGCGTTATTAGCTGCGCCTTTAGCATAATTTGCACCACGTTCAGCTAAATTTTGTGCTATTTTCTTCATATCATTTTTAGCTATATCGTCCATTTTATTAAAAGCACGTAAAAGAGCACGATAGTCTTTATCAACTTTAACTAACTGAACTGTTTTAGCCATTATTGCGCTCGTTCAATACGTCTATAGCCGTTGCCCATATATCGGGTTCGGCATTGAGCCAATAATCCGGTGGTATCCCAGTTGCTATTGCTAGTTCTACTGCTGTTCGCCCGATGGTTCGGGCTTGGTAAAATTTGCTGTCTCAAAATCAGAAGCTGTAATATCGGTGACTTTACTTTTCCAAGTTTCAAAATTTTCGACTTTCTTGGTAACGCGTTGCTGAATCTTGTGAGCCAAGAATAAAAGAAGTGTGTTACTTGGTGTGCTTTCGTCAATAAGTATTTTAACAATTGACTTACCTGCGTATAGTTCTTTTTCTGCAAGTGAAAGTTCGATTGGTCTTGTCCATTCTTCAAACCTTTCACCTGTTTCTAATTCCCATAATAATTTTAATTTAAGCATTTGTGTGCCCCTGTTCTTTAGTTGTTGTTATGCAGTTAGGTCTTCTGTTGGTATGCCGACAACTTGTAGAGATACTGAACAAGTTTGTGCGTCTGCACCTGAAGCAGAAACTCCTGGGTATTGTGGTAATACGTTACCAGTTAAAGTCACACCTGTTTTTAATGTCAAAACAAATGCAAGTACTGTGTCTGGTGCTGACTCTGTTGCATCCCATAATGCTTTGTACAAGCTGTCTGGAGATGTTCCTGCGTCGTTCAAGAAGTTAATATCAAGAGTGACGTTTGAATCAATGTATTTGTAGGCTTTGCCTGCAAGAGTGTCAAAAGTTAAACGTTCGGTATCAAAGTTGATAGCAGAATCTAAAATTTGCTCACTATAGTTTTTTGTAGCAATAGTCAAAGTTAATTGACGACCACTTAAAATAGTTGTTGCCATTTCTTACCTTTCCTAGCCTGTGTAGGCTGTTTGTAGTTGTATTTCAGCACTTAGTAAATCTGTACTATTAGTGCTTCTAATTCTTGGGCTACTTACAGACAAGATTATCCAATTTGTCGGTATAAGTCCAAGGATTGTTTCTATATCATCTTCCAAGTTTGTTAGCGCGCTTGGGTTTGAATACGTTGTGCTAACGACTTCTAGTGTTAGACGTACGTACCAATTCTTATTGTTACCTATTACTATTGGTTCTAAATATGGGTCACTAGCTAAAATTAGGGCTGCTGGTGGAATTATAATTTCTGGTACGTGGTCGTAAGCCGTGTAGTTTGTGTTTGAGGTGATTGCTGTTTTAAGCCCTGCACGAAGCGTACTTAAAGGCATAGTTAACCTACTTGACTATTAGAGTCAATATATTTACTTATTAAACCTGTAACTTTGTATAAAAGAGTTCTGCCCATACGATATGGGGCTGGGGTGTAATCAAGGGCTTGCTGTGTTCCACCTGCAGCTAGTCTTGATTGGAATACGTCTACAGCGATTTGTAGCACAGCTTCTTCTATAGCTGCTACGCCGTTGTATTGTGATAAATCATTTTCAGCAGCAATTCCATTAGGTATAACAAATCTATAATCGGTATGTACTGGTGCGCTTGTTGTTGTAATTCTAAAAGTGTAATCATCTACTATTGAAGATATTGTTTTATTGCCGTTTACGTGTGCTTCAACACCTGATATGGCTACTGTTTGTGTTTCATAAAATTTGTGGGGTCTTGTTGTGTGAATTGTTGTTTCGGTTGCTTTTTCTGAATAATGTTTATCTATATTGACTTTCCATTGAATAAGAAAATCACCAATAGCGTCTTCTGAGGTGTCAATGATTGCGTTTAATGCTGCATCATCATAGAGAGTATTTGGAACGCCAAGTACAGCTCTTAACTGAGCTGCTGTTACTAATACTGGCATTTCATTTCCTCTCGTTTAGGGTGAGGCTAGCCACAGGGGCGAGACTAGCCTCACGTTTTAGGGTTTAAGCCTTGTTAAACCAGTTTGCTCCAGCTGCAATTTTTGTAGCAAGGGCACCAAATCCGTAATAATTTACGTCGATTTGTCCTGTATTAATTACTGCTGTGCGTAGTGACAATCTTGGTGATTCGTACCAAGTGTATGACTCAGGATTTAATACAACCATTGAGTAATCGCCTAGACCAGTTCCACCAGTTCCAGTCATTGAACGTGATACGTACATATCAAGTCCACTAATTTGACCTCTTAAACTTTGTGGAGAAACATTTCCACCGGCATTACTTGGCTGAGTCGCTGTATAGATTGGACGACCGGCTTCGTTGTAACTCATAATTTTACCCCATTGTTGTGGGCTAACTACAATGTTACGAGCAAAACCAAGAGATGCAGAATAAACAGCTGCTGCTGCAGATGAAACGTATTCTAATAATCCTTCTCTGTCTTCGTCTGCTGCTGTTGCGTTTAATGTACCTGTGTTTGCAACTTCACCCATTACGTATGAGTCGGTTGCTTTTGCGTAAGCAAATTCCATTTGACGAACAAGTTCATCAAAGAATACTGGAGAACTCCTATCAAGAAGCTCTACACTTAGCGTTTGCTGTCCCCCAAATTTTTTAATCGGAACAGAAACAAAAGAAGAAGCTGTATCTGTTTCTGATAATGCTGCTGCTTCGTCTGCTTGTGCAACTGTTGGTGCTGTTGTAATTTTAGGAATTTCAAAAGACATACCTGATGCTGGAAGTGTTGCGCGTGAAAGTGCGTCAATAAATCCTCTATCAGCGTTAGAAATGCCGTTAATTACTTCTTGTGATTGTGGTGTTGGAATAAAAGCTGAGTTATTGCTTGTTGTGTCAGCTGCCATTACATATTGACGGCTGTCTTCGTTTCCAAGTGCTGCACGAATGTTGTGTTCTAAGTATGAACCTTTAGAAACAATTGGGCTTCGTGGTGCTGTGAAGATTGCAGGACGCGCGTTGCGTTCTTGGGCTTCAACAGCTGGGGCTGCAACAACTTCTGCTGCAACTTCCTCTACTACTTCTGGGGTAACTTCGTTTGACACGATAGTTTCCTCGCTTTCTGTTGGTTGTGA